CATTTGAAGATAGCTTAGATAGGTTAGATAACGCTGAGCAAAACGCCGTATGGAATGCAGTTACTGGCCCTCTATGTAGATTCTGTCCCGTGGTATCATGTGAGCATAACACTAGATAAGGACATCACCATGAGGAAAAAACGTAACTACAAGAGGGAATACGAGACATATCAAGGCACTGAAGAGCAAAAGACAAACCGAGCAATGCGTAACAAAGCAAGACGTAAAGCCCTGAAGAACGGGTCAGTAAAGAAAGGTGACAACAAAGATGTAGCACATAACAAGGCTATATCTAAAGGTGGTACGAACAAAGACGGTACTAGGGTTACTAGCTCCAGTGCTAATCGTAGCTTTGATCGAAACTCTAAAAAGGGTTTGGTATCAGAGACTAGTCCAAGGGAGCGAAAACAACGTGGAAATAATCAATGATAAGGCTCTATTAATACGCACAAGGCGTCCAGAGTTAGTAACAGAGCGAATTAAAAACAGCAAGGTAATTAGTCAGGAGGGGGATATTTTTAATATAGCGATTAAGTGGGGCTTTCAAGAGTCCCAAGAGTTGGCGAGGTTGCGTGTACAGAACGTGCCATCACCAATTAAACGAGATTACGAATGGACAGGTAAGTTTCAACCTTACAACCATCAACGTGATACATCTTCATTTTTAACACTCAACAAGAAAGCCTTTTGCTTTAACGAACAAGGTACAGGTAAGACAGCATCGGTTATATGGGGTGCTGATTACTTGATGAAACTTGGGATTATTAAGCGAGTGCTAGTCATTTGCCCCCTATCAATTATGAAATCTGCGTGGCAAGAAGACTTGTTTAAGTTTGCCATGCACCGTAGTTGTAGTGTGGCTCATGGTGCAGCTGATACACGCAAGAAAATAATTAATGCTGGGTCTGAGTTCGTTATTATTAACTTCGATGGTGTGGCTGTAGTCGAAGAAGAAATAAAGAAAGGTGGTTTTGATCTGATCGTTGTCGATGAAGCCAATGCCTACAAGAACCCACAAACCAATCGTTGGAAGATACTTAAACGTATAACTACTAAACCTGAATGGTTGTGGATGCTGACTGGTACTCCAGCGGCTCAATCACCTGTAGATGCTTTTGGTCTAGCTAAGTTAGTGAACCCTGACAAAACACCAAAATACTTTGGGCAGTTCAGAGATCAAGTGATGTACAAGATATCTCAGTTCAAGTGGATACCTAAATCAAACGCAAAGGATGTGGTGCATAAAGTATTGCAACCTGCTATACGTTTTGAGAAAGATCAGTGTCTAGACTTGCCAGACGTAACGTATGTAGAACGAGATGCACCACTTACTCCACAACAAAAGAAGTACTACGCCAAGCTGAAGAAGTCTATGGTTATGGAAGCAGGAGGAGAGCAAGTATCTGCTGTAAACGCCGCGACTAACCTAAACAAACTGCTACAGATATCCGGTGGTGCAGTATATTCAGACGAGAAAGAAGTTATTGAGTTTGATGTATCTAACCGTATTACAGTAATACTAGAAGCAATTGAGGAGTCATCACACAAAGTTCTTATTTTTGTGCCGTTCACGCACACCATAGAGTTACTAAAAGATCAACTAGAGAAAAACAAAATAACTTGTGCGGTCATCAATGGTGCAGTATCGCTAAACAAAAGATCAGAAAGAATTACTAAATTTCAAACCGAAGAAGACCCAAGAGTTTTAATTATTCAACCGCAAGCCGCTTCACACGGCTTAACTTTAACAGCTGCGAATACAATCATTTGGTATGCACCAGTTACTAGTGTAGAAACTTACCTACAGGCTAACGCACGTATTGACAGGCCGGGGCAAAAGAACGCTATGACTATTGTGCATATACAAGGGAGCGAGGTTGAAAACCGATTGTATTCAATGTTGCGTAGCAAAATAGGGAATCACTCCCAAATCATTGATTTATATAGACAAGAAATATCAGAAGAATAGTTTGACATTGTTAAACTAACTGGTATACTAATCTATTCCTACAACACAAGGAGCTTGTATGAAAGCAATAATGACTCTAGAAGAGAGACGTAAGGTAGACGCTAAAAAGGTCGTAACGGAAAAAGATACGTTGGAGAAAAAATATACCCGTTGTTTTAAGTTGGGTAATAGGATTTATGTACCGACGTACACCGCACCTAGTCTAGGTGGTGTCGAATATGTTGGGCCAGAAAGTAATAATGAAAATGGCTTTAGGTATTCTGAAACAGACCTATACGCAATCGGTGCTGTACCTACTAAAGAACTTTTATGGGTGAGGTCTTATTTAGAAAGGGAGCGATTTAAATGAGTATGGAAATAGAAAAGTATGTAGCCGCATACAGAAAAATACGTGATGTAATTAAAGAGAAAGACTTGAAGTACAAAGAAGAAGTTGCTGATTTAAAAGAACAGCAAGACATGATCGCAAGCAAGTTATTAGATTTTTGCAACGAGTCAAATCTAGATAGCGTTAAAACCAAGGAGGGAACAATATCCCGAAGAGTTAGCACCAGATACTGGACTAGTGATTGGGAGCAGATGCATCAGTTTATAAAAGATAACGACGCTATGTACTTACTGGAGCCACGTATACAACAAACTAACATGAAGCAGTTTATTGAGGAGAATCCTGATAAGTTGCCGATTGGGTTGCAATCAAACAGCGAGTACAAAATATCAGTACGAAAACCAACCAAACGATAAGGAGTGTATATGAAGAAAAAAAGAGTGTTAAAAGTAGCACCGCCAAGTGACGGTAAAAAACCGTTAACAGTTAAAGAAGTATTTGAGTCTATAAACAAAAGGAGAAATCATGGGTAACGTTGCAATATTTAAAGATCAGAGCGCGGCAGTAAGTACAAAGCGGGAGCTTAGTGAGCTATCTAAGTCCCTCATGCAGAAAACTAGTGGAGGCACTACTAGACGCATACAGGCTAATACCAACGGTACTTTTAAACGTGTAGTAAATGGTGAAGTTATTGGTAGCGCAGTGCGTGGTGAAATTAATGTAGTCATAATTAACCTGTTAGAAAAAGTATCACGTATTTACTATAAGGAAAAGTTTGATCCTAACAAGGAAGCAACACTACCTAACTGTTGGTCTAACTTAGGTGACAAACCAGAAGATGGGGCGTCTGACAAGCAAAGTGCTTCATGTTTAACTTGCCCTCAAAATGTTAAAGGGTCTGGTCAGAACGGTGGTCGTGCTTGTAGGTATCAACGTAGGCTTGCTGTATTACTAGCAGGGGATACTAGTGGTGACGTATATCAACTCAACATACCTGCTAAATCTTTGTTCGGTAAGGGTGTAAACAACTCACATCCGTTTGAGTCTTACGTAAAGTACTTACTAGCTAATGGCGAGTCTATTGATAATGTCGTTACTAACGTAGCGTTCGATGCAAATGCAGACACAATGGAGCTTGTATTTACACCAGTTCGCCACATTACTGACGAAGAATTTGAAGTGATGCAGCGAGCGCAAGCTACTCCAGAGGCTAGTATGTACACCTCGATTACGGTAGCTCAAACCGATGGTGTTAAGAAGTTACCAAAAGAAGAGATAAAGATTGAGCGTTCAGATGAACCAGAGGATGATCCCGTTGAAGAACCACAAGTTCGCCCAACTAAGAAAAAAGAATCTGCTCCCAAAGCTAAGAAAGATGTAGCTGACGTAGTAGACGACTGGCTTAGCGAATAATGAGCTACGGTTATAGCATACGTTTAGTAGAGTTAAATAAGGAAGCTGATCGTAAGCTACTAGGAGTTCGCCTTGGAAGACAGTGCATCAAAATAGGTGTATCTGTCTCTGAGGTGGCTTCTCAACTGGGTGTTAGTAGGCAAACAATTTACAACTGGTTTGCGGGGATTACTACGCCTAGAGCTACGCAAGTAGAGCTTATAAAAAACTTTATTAATCAAAACAAATAAGAGAGCGAACATATGGACTTACTTAATACAGTACAGCCGTCCTCTGGGTGGTTTTGCGTATTAGGTATAAAAGGGAAGAGAGTAGATCAGCACCTCGTCGAAACTAGAGAGGAGGTAGACAAACTTGTAGAGGACTTTGTTGCTGATAACTGGGATGTATATTTTGGGGTCGCTAAGTTTGCAACGGATGCGAATAGAACCAAGGATAACGTCCACTTACTTAAATCTTTCTGGGTAGATATTGATTGTGGAGAAGCTAAAGCTGTAGTTAGTGAGGAGACTGGTAGACCTGATGGGTATATCGATCAAGCCACCGGACTAGAAGCACTCAAGGCTTTTTGCGAGAAGATAGGATTACCTGATCCGATTGTAGTTAACTCAGGGCGCGGTATACACGCATACTGGCCTGTAATAGAAGAGTTGACGCGAGAAGAATGGGAGCCTGTTGCACGCAGACTACGTGATCTTTGTTTGACTCATAACTTTTATATCGACCCAGTAGTGTTTGAACCCGCAAGGATTCTTAGAGTACCGGATACGTATAATTTTAAAGATGATCCACCTAATAAAGTAACTGTATTAGAAGAGGCTGAGCCGACATCTATAGCAGATATACGTAGCATATTAGGTGTAAAGGAAGGGGTAGAGTCCGCACCAAAGCGGGAGATGTCTGAACTTACTAAGTCCCTTATGGGTAACTACACATCTAGTTTTACTAAGATTATGGTGCGTAGTGTTAGTGAGAATGGATGTCAGCAGTTGCTTAGTGCGTACAAAGATCGTGCAAACCTGACGGAGCCTAGATGGTTTAATGCTTTATCGATAGCAAAGTTCTGTAGTGATAAGGACAAGGCTATACACAAGTTATCGAAAGATCATCCAGACTACGACCCCACTACAACTGAGGAAAAGATTGAGCATATTAAAGGCCCACATGGTTGTGCGGAATTTGAAAAGTCAAACCCAGGGGGTTGTGAGGGATGTCAGTTTAAGGGGAAGATTAAGTCTCCCATATCACTAGGTAAGGAAGTAGAAGAAGCTAGTGAGGAAGACAATACTATAGTTATTGAAGGTGAGGATGGGGAAGAAGATGAAACGTATGTAATACCTAAATACCCCGATCCATACTTTAGAGGTAAGAATGGTGGTGTATATGTAACGCCACCCGAAGAAGATGCAGATCCTATACTAGTATATGAGCACGACTTGTATGTAGTAAAGCGTATGTATGACCGTGACATAGGGGACATGATTGTAGTTAAAGTTCATTTACCATCAGACGGCGTACGAGAGTTTGTAATTGAAAGTGCCTACATGTCTAAGTTATCTGACTTAGCGTCCATGCTAGCTAAAAATGGCGTGATAACTGTAGGTAGAAAGAAAGCTGAAGCAATAGCGATGTACATAGCGCACGCAACTAGAAACTTACAATATAAGAAAAGGGCAGAGATAATGAGGAAACAATTTGGTTGGGCTGACAAAGACAGCAAGTTTATTTTAGGAGACAGAGAAATAAGCGCTGATGGTATTTATCATAGTCCTCCTTCAGATGTTACAAAAGAAATAGCACCACGCATACACACCGCAGGTACTTTTGAAAAATGGAAAGAAATATGGAGTATGTATGGTAGAGAAGGTATGGAACCAAAAGCATTTGCGGCATTGAGTGCGTTTGGCTCTCCGTTACTTAGGTTTACTGGGCAAAGTGGAGCATTAATAAACTTGGTGCATGCGGATTCAGGCACTGGTAAATCTACTGTTTTGTTTATGATTAATAGTGTTTACGGGCATCCTAAAGATTTATGTGGCACTCCAAAAGATACATCTAATTCGTTGTACAAAAAGCTAGGTATCTACAACCATTTATGTTTTACACAGGATGAGATTACTAACTTACCCGCAAAGATGTTTTCAGACTTTGCATATGGCGTGTCACAAGGTAAAGGTAAAGATCGTTTGACCGCCGCTTCGCAACTTATGGAGAACAGCACTAGGTGGCAATTGATTGGCGTAACGTCATCCAACGCTTCTTTCTACGATAAATTGTCTATGTTAAAGGACGGAGCTAACGGCGAGCTGATGCGGGTATTAGAGTATCTAATAGAGCCTGACACAATTATAGGAGTTAAAGAAGGTAGACAAGCATTTGATAGAGATTTAATGGTGAACTATGGACACGCAGCTGAGCCTTATTTTGAATACCTTGTTAGTAACTTCGAGGAGGTAAAGAATACAGTTTTAGCTGTGCAGGATAAGATGGATAAGGAGCTACAACTAAGTCAAAAAGAACGGTTCTGGTCAGCAGTAATAGCCGCAAACATTGCTGGGGGTATGATAGCCAGTAGAGCAGGTTTGATTGATTGGGATATGAAGCGCATTTATCAGTGGGCTTGTAGCATGATGCAGGACTTACGTATGGATGTAAAACCACCAGCTTCTAGTGGGATGGCTGTGCTTGGGGACTACTTAAATACATACATAAAT